TGTGTCATGCGTATGTGATGGAGCTTGGCCTGAGCGTCCTCAGCCTCCTGTCTGGTGACGGCCAGTTCGTCCCTGCAATCCTTGGCAGCGGTCTTCTTGGCTCGGATTATGGCAGCCCAGGCCGTGATGATGGCGGCGACTCCCGTACAAGCTGCTGCGATGAGAGCGCCGTCACCATTGGACAACTCACGTCACGGGCGCGGTCCAACTCGTTGACCACGTCTGCGGCCCCACCAGGCCGTCAACAGAGAGACCCTTCTCTTGCTGGAATTGTCTCGCCACGTTGGAAGAGGTTGGCCCGAACATGCCGTCTATGGATCCTATGTTCCAGCCCCGTGCCGCCATCTGCCGTTGCCACGTCGCCACGTTTGTGTTATCCACGCCGCCGTAGTAGCCGGAATGGCATTTTGGATCGGACGATGGCTGCCCCAGGTAGTTGTCAGAGGGGTAGGGGAAAGGAGGCGCTTTCCCTGCGGGAGGAGGGGTGGGAGTTGGTGTCGGCGGCGTGGGGGTAGGTGGCTTGCCGCTCGCCATCTGAAGCACCTGATCCATGGGGAAGTTGGGGCCGCAATCGCTGTGCCCGCAGCCCCATGATCCCAGGTCACTGTGTTGACACACACCGGCTGATCCGCCCTGCGCCTGGCTGGGGCTGAGCCTCACGATGGGGATGCCGAAGGCTGCCGACTCCTCAGCGATCCAGGCCGCGGTGTTGGCGAGCATGACGCTCTGTCCTTGCCACTGCGCCGCGCTCCAGCCCATGGCTGCCCCGGAAGGTGTACACATCTCTGCCTGGACGGCCACGGGGTTGGCATTACAACTAGTCCATGCCTTATTGGAGCGACCTACGTACTCGCCAATAACGCCATTACTGGAATTGTCGATGCCAACATGGCTCGATACACCCGAACTTGGGTTGGCAAAAAAGTTCCCCAATGACTGGTACGTCGTCGCACCTTCGGATGTATGCAGCACTATTAGGCGAACTTTGGAGCCGCCACGGCTGGATTGGTTGGGGCTGGGCATCCCGACTCTTTTGAGCGCCATCAGTCCTCCCTGAAGCTCAGTCGCTTGCCGGACTTCTTGCCTTCCTCGCCTTCGGCCAGTGCGCCAGGGGTGCCGTCGTTGAAGTCCGACTCACCCTGCTCTTCCCAGTCCTCAGGATCCTCCTGAGGCTCAGGCCATGTCAGTTCCTCGCCATCTGGCCCGCGCACGTCGTCAGGGTTCATGAATGGCTGGGTGCTGATCGGGCCTTCCGGCTGATCTACATCACTCATCAGCATCACCAGTGCTTTCAACCTCAGGCTCGGGAGCAGACTCAGGCTCGGGCGCAGGCTCGGGCGCAGGCTCGGGGGCAGGATCCTGCGGGGTCGGTTCTTCGATGGTGCTCACGTATGTCTCCTTTTAGGCTATCGGCCCTACTATCCAACTGATGTTGTCCAAGAAGATCTGGCCCGTCGAGCCAGTTGGCGGGAACCGCAGATAGATATTGCCATCTGGGTGGACGTCCACCCTGTACATGCGAGGCGGGATGACATCCTCTACTGCTGAGAGCGTCCAGACGAACGCAGGCACAGTCCCTGGTGGGCACTGCATGATGGCTGAATAATCACCGGGGTTTCCGTTCGGGTAATAAACCTCACCGTGCAGTTGGCACCGATTCCAGGCATCCACCCAGAACACAACGGACGAGCTTGGTAGTACCTGCCAGGGTGAGATGAGCAGAGAGCTTGCGTCTTGCTCTACCGGTGGGATCAATTGGGCCATGCCACCCTGTGGGCCGGGAGGCCCGACCGGACCTTGCGCGCCGGTAGGACCCACCACACCCTGGATGCCAGCGACACCAGTAGGTCCGGTTGCTCCAGGGGGACCCTGTGGCCCTGAAGCGATCTTAAGCTCCTGCCATCCCAGAGGATTCCCGGTGGTGTCGAGATCCTTGTCGTAATACCAGACTTCGTAACCAGTGATCTGACTCATGACTAGTTGCCCGCTCCAGTGATGATGAAGTAGACGTAACCGCCTGCTGTGGGGACGTTTTGGTTGATGGTGACCTGGACGCTGTTGAGATTGGGAGCGGCGATGACGCAGTTTTTGGTGATGTCTTGCTTCGAGGTCCCGTCAAAAACACTTACGCTGGGCGTGGGTTCGGAGAGGTTGTGTTGGAGGGTGAAAACCGTGCCCGACGTGATAGGTGTCGGTTTTTGAGTACCAACTCGTACTGGTATGCCGAGTGGCGCGCAGTCCCCATAGTCGAAGTTGGGAGTTGCCAGGTTGTATCTAGCGGTCAGTTCGTTAGATGCTTCGGTGCCTCCGTAACCAATCCGCAGATCATTTTGCGGCCCAAGTCTGATCTGGGTTGGATCCTCTGCGTTTAGAGGTAGCTGAACCCCTGGTGGGAGCGTGTTGATGGAGGTGGGGCCGACCAGCCAGACCATGCCTGCCTGGGAAGCATCAGGCACGGCAGGCAAATAGGTGGTGTCAGGCACCACGGCGGCGATGGTGAACCCTCCGGGTGGACCCTGGAGACCGAGTGGCCCGGTAGGTCCGGCTGGCCCGGTAGGACCCTGGAGACCGCCCTGACCTTGTGGACCGGGAGGGCCGGGTGGCCCAGGCAGAGCGGGTACCAGGATCTCAATGACGTCAGTGGCAGCAGGATCGACGGTGGCGTTGCTCATCCGAATTCTCCGTAGCTCCCTCGCTGACCGATGGTCAGAGCCAGGTTGGTCTCAGGACTGAGTGGTTGGGTGATGTTCGGATCCACGTAGAAGAAGCCGCGCATGAGCCGGGACTGGACTCCGGTGGCGTAGAGGACGAAGAGGTCGTAGACGTAGGCCCGCCCGATGCCCCAGATACCTACAGCCTGTACGGCCCCTGGATAGTTTCCACTGTGGAGGTAGGTAAAACTGTCTTCGGGGGTGATGTGCAGTTGGATGGAAGCGCCGTCGCTGAGGATCACGCAGCGGCTGCTGGGTGCGTCGAGCCGCAGGGCCAGCACTTGGTTCTGGTTGCGGATCTCCATGACTGCGCCGTCGAGGGGGGCAAGCTGGCTGGTCTGGGTGTCCCGTACCCGGACCACCTTCTGCCAGTCGGAGCCGACGTCGAGGTAGAAGTCGTACTGAGTGTTGGGCATGTCACCACACCAGGGTCTGCGAGAAGAAGTCGGACTGCTGGGCGTCGTTCACCATTTCTTCACCCTTGACCTGCTCTCCCAGTGCGCTGATGGTGAGGTACGTGCCGTGGACGAAGCCTTGCTTTTCGTACTTCGTCACGCGATATATCCGGTTGTCATATTGGAAGCGGTCACGGAAATGCGCCTCGGTGTAGAGCGGGTTAATGCGGAAGCGGTCCAGCCCTTCGGTTACCTGGAAGACAATGGAGGCCGTAGACAGGACGTAGAAGCCTTCGTCCGTGTCAATGGGGTCGTCCTGGCGGAAGTCAAGGAAGATGACAGGCAGGGTAAAGGGCGGGTACCACACCCGGCTGGGTCCCTCGTCGTAGACAGTGTGCTTGGATGACCCCATCTGGTCGTACTCGAAGTACAGGACGTTCTCGCCCCAGACCCGCTGGTAGTTCTTGATGATGGAGTTGATGGTGAGGATGCGGTCCTTGCTGTACCACTCCGGGGTGTACAGGGCCATTACGGCTCTCCCTTTATTTTCCTGATGGCACGCCCGTACTGAGCCTCGGTGTGGGGATCGTCATGAACCCAGTCGTACTCCCCGGCCTTGACTGACTCCCGCATATCTGGCTGGCTCATGTAGTGGTAGCCCTGGTGCCACGGTTCGTGGATGGCCAGGATCCGTGACGGCGGGACGTCACCTCGCAGAGTGACGTGAGCACGGGTCCGCTCCATGTGCTCGACGTGCTGCTGCTGGGTACCTCCCTGGCCGTAGTGCTCTCCGATGTCGAGATCCCGGTGGAGGCCGGGATCGGCGTGGAACTCCACGAAGGGGCGCTGGTGGAAAGCCTCCTCCTTGGGCATACCGGCAGCCGCCCAGACCACGTTCGGTTCCCCGTAGGTGCTGCCCCTGGCGTGAGCTTGCTGAAGGCCGTGCTTGGCGATGGACTCCACGTTCTCCGGGTCGGTGTAGTGGAACAGCCGGACGTGCCCCTCGGGGATGGGCTGGGTCCCTGGCTTGGGTGGGATGTGATCCTCGAACTGCGGCCCCAGTGCCTTGCTGCTCATGTCACCACCAGCCCACCCATCCGGTGTTGATTGTTGTGTATCGCCAGTAATAGCCAGAGCCAGTGTTTGGATCCACGTCACGGTCGGGTTGGATGTTGATGCTGGGCTGTATGGCCTCGTAACGCCGGTTGGCGTAGTCCACCAGATCTTGGATGTTGTAGCCGCGCTTGGGGTCCCAGGTGCCCTGGTAGGTGTAGATCTTCTGGCTCACGTCAATCGGAACTAGCTCCCGCTGTGGCCAGGTCAGGTCGTCGTACTCCTTCGAGCGGTAGATCGGTACCAGTCGCTTGGTGGTGCGCGAGACCCGCCGCAGTCTCGACTGAGTGATCCGGTACAGGCCCACTCCCAGCGCATTGGAGAGCATCATGTACTGGCTCTGAAGTTGGCCGATCATGGCCGTGATCTGTTGGAAGGTCTGGCTGATCGGAATGGTCACCCCGTCCGGGGTGTGGACATCGTGTTGCTGGGCCACGCCCACGGCTAGGTCCCACAACGCCATGATGGTGACCAGAATTGAGATGGGATATTCCTCCACCTCACTGATCATCATGGGGGCCGGGGTACCGTAGCTGACCGGTTGCCCGCTCCCGTTTAAGGGGGGTGGCCCTGGCGGGGGTGGGTAACCCACATCGACGTCGGCGGTTGGCTCGGTCCCGTAGGTGTGCTGGATATACGCCGTCCGCACGTAGAGATCAAGCTCCGCAGGCAGCAGGTCCCGGTAGTACATGCCCTGCGCCACCATGAGCAGCCCTTGGCCGGGAGCCTCGTTGAAGATGAGGATGCCGCCGTGCTCATCGATGAAGAAGTCTGACCCCAGAACGGGTGTCTGGGTATTGCCCTGGCTGGTGTCGGTGATCGCCACCTGGAGGCTCATGCGCTCGATGTTGATGACGGGTAGCTCGAAGCGCCAGGCCACCCCGGAGCAGGTCTGTCGGCAGATGAAAGGCCGGGGCAGATCTCGCAACCGCAGCCGCGCCATCTGGGCGATCCTCTGTGTCGAAGAGGGATCTACCGGGGGATAGACGAGCGCCTGGTCAGTGTCGGGATACTGCCCCGGCTGGCCAGCCGTGATGTCGTACGGGTTGGGAAGCCCCGATACGGGTCCTGTCACTGACACAACCCCAGGCTAGATCGGGTGGTCAAGGTGGGCGCGGCACCCGGACCTACGCTTGCAGCAGCCGGTCCGCTAACACCGGCCAGCAGTACCGCCAAAAAATGCCTAGATCGATCTGAGGAAAATGCCCTCCTCTGTATTCAACTGCGTCAAATCTGAAGACGTGCAGCGAGTGCAGAAACAGGCGGCTGCCTACAAGAAGATGGGCGACCTCGCAGTGATCAAGGCGTCGGCTCGGGTTGCTGGTGGGTACCTGCGGACCCAGATGGCCAAGCTGGTGGAAGGAGAGTCCAGCTTGAGTTCCTTCCGCGACGTGGGCCAGGCCATCACGGTCTTCGAGGATGACGAGAACGTGGTGGTGGGCATCCCTCCCTACAGCGACCTGATCGGCAAGGCCAAGCAGATGGACTCCACCTACCAGTTGGCTGACGTGGCCCATGACCTGGCGATCCAGTCCGACGACGTCGAGGAGAAGTTCTACGACACCCTGCTCGGGATGATGCGATGACCATCATCAACCCGCCCACTGACACCGAACCCAACCCTCCCTTCCTGGGCCTGTACCTGGAGGAAGACATGGGGCTGAAGCAGTTACTCCAAGGGGTCACGGTGGTAGATCTCAACACCTCTCCTGATACGCCCCGCCCGGTGCCGGTGTGGTTCCACAACCCGGAGCGGGAAGAGCGCCGGATCACCTACCCCAACATTGTGATCAACTTCTTGGGCGAGCAGGTCGCCCATGAGCGCGAGCACCGTGGCTGGGTGCCAGTGGGTTACCGGTACCTCCAGAACATCCCCTTCGATATCTCGAAGGATGCCGCGCCGCCGTCCATGGAGTACCCCATCCCCATGGACTTCGACTACACGGTGACGGTGAGTGCTCGCATCAACCAGCACATCTCCCAGATCTCCTCCACCCTGGTGCAGGGACGGCTGCATCCTCGCTTCGCCCAGATGACCTGTCCGGGTGGGACGGTGCGTCGAATCACCGTCCTGGGCACCACGCGCACCAACAGCATGGAGGTGGACAAGCGGCTGTTCCGCCAGATCTACCGCCTGCGGGTGACCACGGAGGTCGAGGCCACGGTGACCACACTGG